TTTAGCAAGAACGGCTGATAGATGAACTACGCGGAACTCACTCAGGCACTGCAGGATTACCTAGAGACGACCGAGACATCGTTCGTCAACAATATTCCTACGTTCGTTAAGCAGGCCGAGGAGCGCATCTATCGCTCGGTGCAAATCCCTGAACTCAGAAAGAACGCGACGGGCACGTTGACTTCGGGCGTTCCGTATTTGGCGCGTCCGTCGGACTTTCTTTCCGTGTTCTCGCTTGCTGTGATCGAGGCTGATGGAGACTACGTCTATCTATACGATAAGGACGTGAACTTCATCCGTGAGGCTTATCCGCGTGCTTCTACGACGGGTGTACCCAAGTACTACGCACAGTTCGATGGCGACCAGACAGGGGTAGGTGACGGTAACTTCATTCTGGGGCCGACTCCGAACGCGAATTACAGCGTAGAGCTGCATTACTATTACGATCCTCCGTCCATCGTTACCACATCTACATCGTGGCTTGGCGAGAATGCCGAAACCGCACTGCTATACGGTTCACTTATTGAGGCGTACAGCTACCTGAAGGGTGACGGGGATATGCTGCAGCTATATACCAACAGATATAACGAGGCTATGATGCAGCTGTTTGGTATTGACCTACGGTCAAAGCGGGATGATTACCGTGACGGAACAATGTCTGGAACCGGAGGGGCAGGCTAAGGCCGCACTCAAACTTAGGAGGCCACAATGGCAATTACTCAGGCGCTCTGCACGTCTTTCAAGGTCGAGATTCTGCAGGGTATTCATAACTTCACGGCATCCACCGGGGACGTGTTCAAGCTGGCGCTTTACACGAGCTCGGCTAGTCTAGACGCAGCAACAACGGCGTATACCTCGTCGAACGAAGTGGGCAACTCCGGCACTTATACTGCTGGTGGTGGCACGCTGACAAACGTCACACCGACGTCGTCGGGCACGACTGCCTTCTTGGACTTTGCGGATATTTCGTTTACGTCCGCTACGATCACTGCGCGCGGTGCGCTGATCTACAACTCGTCCAAGTCCAACCGTGCAGTTGCCGTGCTTGACTTTGGCGCGGACAAAATCTCTACGACCGGTACATTCACCGTACAGTTCCCAGCGGCCGACGCGAGCAACGCTATCGTCCGCATCGCCTAAATCTAGGAGGCTGTCATGGCTAACACGACCCTAACGGGCTGGGGCCGTGGCACTTGGTCTTCTGGTGCTTGGGGTCAGGCGATACCCGTTGAAGTGACGGGTGTGGCCGCTACTGGCGCTGTTGGCGATGTTATTGTACCACAGGATGTGATCGCCGAACCTACCGGCGTGTCCGCCTCTGGCGCCGTTGGTAGCGTGACTGTCACAGGTACCGCCCTAGTTACCCCCACTGGGGTTTTTGCCACGGGCTTTGTTGGCGACGCCATAGGGCGTGCTGGCGCGGATGTTTCTACGACCGGTGTTTCCGCTACAGCCGCGGTTGGTAGTGTTAGCGTATCTATTGGGGTAGACGTAATACCTACGGGCGTGTCCGCCTCTGGCGCTGTTGGTGACGTTACCGTCACTGGTGGGGCCCTAGTTACCCCGACTGGTGTTTCTGCAACGGGCTTTGTTGGGGATGTAATTGGCCAAGCTGGCGCCGATGTGTCTCCAACTGGGGTATCCGCTACAGGCGCAGTTGGTACCGTAGACGTAATCATACCTACTATCGCTGAGCCGACTGGTGTTTCAGCTACCGGTCAAGTGGGGCAGGTGCAGGCCGCTGCAGGCGCAGTTGTCATAGCGACTGGGGTTTCCGCCACAGGGTTTGTCGGTAATGCCTTAGTGTGGGGGTGGATACTTCCACCTACGACGGATAACTGGGATGATGTCGGAACCACAAATGCTCCTGCGTGGGCAGCGATTACCCCTTCAGGTGGTTCACTGTGGACACAAGTCGACCCAGATGCTACAAATACATGGACGCCGCTTGAGCCAACCCCGGCTTCTTCGTGGCAAGACATCACTACGTGAGGATGACCTATGCCTAGTACATACACTTCGAATCTTGGGATCGAACTTCCGGCAGACGGCGAGCTTGATGGTGTATGGGGGGATGTTGTCAACGACAACATGAATATTCTCGACCGCGGTATCAACGGGTCGTTGAGCCTTTCTCTTAGCGGTACGTCATCTACGCTCACTACATCTGACGGCGCTTTGTCTGATGGGCAATACAAGTTGCTTGTACTCGCCGGCAGCCCGAGTGGGACGCACACGATCACACTTTCACCAAATGACGCGCAGAAGATTTATTTTGTCCGTAACACCACAGCACAGAGCGTAGTATTTACGCAGGGGTCTGGCGGTAACGTGACAATCGCCACCGGGGATAGCGGTATAATTTATGCCAACGGGGCTGGCTCTGGCGCGGCAATCGCAAACCTGACTGACCATTTTGCCATGAGCTCGGTAAACATTACCGGGGGCTCAATCACGGGACTTTCTGACTTGGGTCTTTCCGCGGCCAACCCAAGCATTACCCTTGCCGAAACGGACACTACGGACACGGATGCTAGGATTCGCCTAAACGGGGGTGATCTTCTTTTCGAAACCGTTACCGATGCGGGTGTGTTGGTTCAGGAAAATATGCGTATCTCTTCTAATGGGTATGTAGGCATTGGTACCGCTGCCGACGCGGCTACGAAGTTGGAAGTATCTTCTGATACTAACCCAACCGCGGCCTTTATCGCATACATATCGGGCACCACAATGACTGTAACGGGCATAACGTCCGGTGCGCTTGCTGTAGGTGATCGGGTATTTGGCGCTGGTGTTGAGTGGAACACGATTATTACCGCGCAGACCAGCGGAACTACGGGCGCTAGCGGTAATTACACTGTAAACAATAGCCAGACTGTAAGCACTGCACCTACCGGCATCGCTATGAATTCTAGTAACGCGGGTAAAAGCGTACTGCGCTTGACGAACACAGATACCATAGAGTCCGAGAACCAAACGATGGGCGCCGTCGAGTTCTACGGTTCCGACGCCAGCACACCCGGTGCAGGGGTTAAGGGCTATGTGGCAGTTATTGCGGAGTCCGCTACCCCCGATAGCGTCATGATCTTCGGCACGAGCGATAACACTGCCAGCACACTCGCAGTAGAACGTATGAGGATTAACTCCACAGGCAACGTTGGTATTGGGACAAAAAGTCCAACAACCGCGCTGGACGTAGTTGGGACAGTCAAAGCGACAGCTATAGATGCGGGAAATCTTGTAGGACAAGTCGCATTTTTTGCGATGAGTACAGCGCCGTCTGGCTGGATTAAAGCAAACGGGGCCGCAGTTTCGCGAACAACCTACAGCGCATTGTTCGCCGCCATTGGAACCACGTTCGGAGCTGGAGACGGCAGCACCACATTCACGCTGCCAGACCTACGCGGCGAGTTTGTGCGGGGCTGGAGTGATGGCAGTTCTGTTGATTCTGGTCGCGCATTCGGCTCTAATCAAGCCCAAGCCATACAGGCGCACACCCACCCAGTCCACTACGCGGAGACAGCTGGAAACGGCACAAGTCGTAACCAAGTCGCCGCCTCATCTAGCCCCACATCAACGCCGTCAGGAAGTACGGGCGGCACAGAAACTCGCCCCCGTAACGTCGCCCTTCTGGCCTGTATCAAGTTTTAGGAGATAGACCATGCAAGTATATCAAACAGATGCTGAAGGCGCTTTTGTAGGGGTTGTTGTGGCAGACCCATCCCCACTAGAGCCAGAAGTTTGGCTTATCCCAGCAGGTTGCGTCGAAGCTGCCCCACCTGAAGTTGGGGATGGTCAAATGGCGCGCTGGCGCGGCGGCGTATGGGTTATCGAAAATACCCCAGTTGCGGAGATTGAGCCTAAATTAACGCCCGAAGAACTTGCGGAGCAAGTAAAAGGCGCGCGTATTTTAGAACTGATACAGCTTTTGCGCGACACTGATTACGTTGCTTTGCCCGATTACGACAAAGACAAGCCCGACGTGTTGGCGCAACGGCAAGCGTGGCGCAACGAAATTCGAGCATTAGGTGGCTGATAAATGGAAGGTATTTTTGCATACTGGCCTATAGCCGTTAGCTTCGTGGCCGTTGTCGTGTGGCTCGTCCGCTTAGAAGCTGGCAGCGCCGAGAATGGTAAAGAGATCAAGCGGCTGTGGAATCAGCGCAAAGAAGACATGGAAGCGACGCAACGCTCGCGAACGGAAACCAACACTATGCTGGCCGAGATACGAGACGACATCAAAGCCCTAATCGCGAAGGTGGGAAAATGACACGTACATTTGGATCACGCAGCCTGAAGAGCATGCAGGGCATTCACCCTGACCTACGGCTCGTTCTGGACAAGGCGCTGCAGGACAGCCCGCTGGACTTCGTCGTTATTGAAGGGCTTCGCACGGTCGAACGCCAAAAGCAGCTCGTCGCCAGCGGCGCGTCGAAGACAATGGATAGCCGCCACATCACGGGTCACGCAGTTGACCTTCTGCCTATTGGGCTTGACGGTAAGCCTGCGTTTGATTGGCCCCTGTATAACCAACTTGGCCCCGCAGTAAAGAAGGCTGCCGCCGATTTGGGTATCGAACTTGATTGGGGTGGCGATTGGAAGTCATTCAAAGATGGCCCGCACTTTGAACTAAACCGCAAGGCATACCCTGTAGGTGAGTGGGAAACCAAGGCCAAGGCACCCGAAGAACGCACCAGCGCAGCGCAGTCCACCACCGTGCAGGCATCCGCTGTTCAGATCGTATCAGGTGCAGGTGCAGGTATTGCAGCCGTTGGCTCGCTGAACGGCACGGCCCAGATCGTGGCATTGGCCTTTGCTGGCGTGGTGATGCTTGCCGCTCTGTGGATCATGCGTGAGCGCCTCCGTAAATGGGCTGATGGTGATCGCTGATGTTTATGCGCATCAAACTATTCCTTGCTGCAGCAGGCGCCTTCCTGTTGATGGTGCTGACGACTTGGCTCAGCTTGAAGCGCGCATCCGATGCAAACGAAAAGGTCAAAGTGGCCACGGGTCGTATCGAGGCCATGAAACAAGCCGAGGAGATTGAGAATGAAGTCGAAGCTCTT